CCAGAAAGCAATTCAGAACCACCAGTTTTGGCTACAGACGGAACAACATACTTTTCTTCTTTATACTCATTCTGATTTAGTGTGAACGTTTCAGTTCCAACTAATTCCATAGGAGTATAGAATTTATCGTCAAATGCATCTGTATCATTTTCATTCAATAATTTAGCATAGACTTTAATTGAAGTTCCTGGTGGGCGATTGACTCTCAAATAAGTGACTAAATCTGCGGCTTCAAATCCGTCATTTAGTGTCACAACTTTAGTGATGTATCTAGACTCAGAAGAATATGGTCCAGTTGGATTCTCTTCATTGCGAATAGACATTGCTTGACTGACTGCATTTGATGTAGCGAAGTTGTTTATAACAGTCAAGAACGTGTTATTTGATACTGAAGAAACTCTGCGATATTCGTCACCAAAGTATGCGTATTCACCAGCGAACACTTGTGTCGTAAAAGTTGTACCAGTACCAATAACAACATTATTGCCAGAACTATATGTGACTGTTCCGCTCACCTCTGTGCTGTCTAAATTGTTGATAATATTTTTATCAAAATGGAATCTAATACTTTCATTGTCAACGTACGGACTAATAAACTTGTTAGCTGTAGACAATGTTGCTCTTACTTGCAAAGATTTAAATGCACTTGCTGTCTCTGAAGCTGTAGTAGAAATTTGTTTTCTAGAACGTAATACCAGTCTTTCATAATTTTTAACTGTAGTATAATCAGCATCAACTGTAAATGTGCTGTCCGCAGTCTTGATATCATATGTGATATTTGTTTCAGGAAGAATTTGATCGCTAATAGCTGGAGTCAATGCATCATAAGTAAATGCAGTTGTTTCTGGAATATTAGTCCAAAATGCAATTTGCTCTGAAGTATTAAATTCCGCAACTCTCATTGTGAATTTCATATCAATATTTTGTTTTGCTGTCCATGTTGTATCAGTAGAAGATGTAAACAAAATTCCACTATTGTATGCACTTTCAATTCTAGTTTGTCTGTCAGGAAGAGTAATGTCAATTGCACCCAATTCAGCAACCCAAATTGCAAAGTCTGGATCATTATTCTCAGGCTTAACAGCAAAACAATACTCATTGCCAGGACTCAAATAGATAGGATTTTTAAATGTGAATTTAGTTGCGGTTGATGCATCTTCACTTATATTAATATTTACATTGTTAACAACTGCACTATCACTACCATTAACAAATTGTGCAGATGGAAATCCATTTTCTATTTCACGAACTTCAACTCTTACATTTCTAGTATTTTCTTGTGATTTTGTTCTGAAGAAAAGATCAATAGAAGTTAAATAGAATCCTTTTGTGAATGTATCTGGATCAACAAAGAAACTTTGAGACAATGGATCAAAGTTTCTTGGTGGTGGTGGTGGAATTGGCACTGCTGCCCTGCCAACCTCAACACGTTGTTGAGAAATAACTTTTCTGCCCAATGATCTAATATTATCTGCGGCAATGAATGTTGCATTAAATGGGCGAGAGTTAATTGTGAATGAACCAGTCTTCTGTAAAATGCCTTGTGAGAAAATTGTATTTCTTGCACTAGTTAATGTTGTTCCCTCAGAATTTGTAGGGCTGTCTGTAACTTTGAATTCACGTGGACCAGTATAAAATTTGCCAGATGGAACTTCAAACAATAATATAATTTGATTATTATTAACAGTGAGTGGCTGTGTTGCACCATTAGCGATAGCTTCCCAAGTACTTCCACTATTGCCAGTCAGTTGACCTGCACTGTTCATTAGGGCGTTTAATGATTGTACTGTAGTAGTGCCAAACAATGAGATTTGAAAACAATTTGCAGTGACGTTTACACCATCAAAGAATGCATAAACTCTAGCATTATTTTTTAATCCTGTGGCTTGAATAACAAAATCACGAGGACGCATTCTAAGTGCGGCTTCAACCTGAACAACTCTATCAAACTTAACATCTTGTGTAGACGATGTTGTTTGATTGCCTGCTGCCAATTGATTATATGCTTCTTGTGTTGTTTGCTGTAGTGCAGTAGTGACATTAAATTGGCCAACTTGAGTTGTTTGATTTGTTCCAGCAACAATTGCAGTTTGTTGTGAACTACCAAGCCATTTTTGATTTAAAGGTGCAACTTCTGTATTCCATGCACTCACTAATGCTTTCCAGTTATCTGCGCCTTGGTCATCATTGTAAACAACTGATTTTGTAGGATCGTTTGTAGTGTCAAAGAAAGTGTCTGTAAATGGTACAGCAATCAAATCACCAGTCCAAATAAAGTTTAATTCTTCAGCAAGTCTTAATTGTCTAGATGCTTTATCTTGTTTTAATCCCTTTGCTTCAACTTCAGTATACGACAACATAATTTTGTTGCCAGAATTTATAGTTGTTGTTGAAACAGAAGCTGATGTAGAATAACGAAGACCAATCGTGTTTGCATTGTCTTGTAAACATGTCAATAATTTATTCTTCTTATCAATTGCACAATCTTTACCATCATCGGATGTAGATGCTACAGACCAACCTGTAAACGGATCAACAAGAATACCATTTTTGAATCTGTCTAATCCATCATTGTCCAATTCTGTCGTATCAGTCGCTTGCTTCTCTAAGAAACTCAATGCAGTAAAATACTCTAGTCTTTCAAGTCTTTCATTTATTCTTGCAACATCTCGCATAGTGAATCGTTTGTTTTTCAACAATCTGATTTTCACCTCTGACGGCAGAGAAGGATACGCTGGAATATTAAGTTCAGCAATTTCTAATGTATCTGGCTTAGTTGGTGGAGATTCTGCTCTCTGATTACCAGCTTGTGCTGGAACACCATCATTGATGCCGAACACACCAGCGTTATTAATGTATACTTTAGAGATTCTACCTTTGTAGTAAATCAAATCTGCATCAAAATCTGAACCAGATTCTGGAATACGAAGTCCAAATGTTGGCACTTGATATGTTCCAACATCAATTGGATTTAAAGATGTATTTGCAGTTTTGATTGGTCTGAAATCAATAGAGTCGCGAAGTTTAAAAACTTTCTTAGTCGTAGGACTTGTGAATATAGGAATGTCGCCAGTTGTGATTGTAGTATTTGATGTTGCATCATCGTTAACTGGATATGAATTAACTGATGTATATCCAACACCTTGAGATGTGTCGTGTGCAAAGTTATCAAAAACTGCTAACAATCTACCTGTTGGAACATAACCAGTAATTGGTGTAATTGTTCCGTGTTCGTATGCATAGTCACGTTGTCCGTTATCTAATACATAATTTGCAGTAACATCTGTGTTTGCTGTAGTAGCGGCAACTGCGAATGACGATGATTGATAAACAGCATGTAGCTGATATATATCACCAACACCTAAACCAAATGGTCCGGACAGCCCACTAATGTGCGTATTTGGATTAGTGTTCGCTGTAGTTTGAAAACTTAGTGTTTTAACTTTCTCTTTTGCATTTGCTCTGTCCATAGAGACAATAACATCAGAAGTAAATGTTGCACTCTCTTTAACATCAATTGCTACTGTTCCAGGAGATGTAACACTAACTGTTCGTGTGGCTCCTGAACCACCATTGCCAGAAAGCGATAGAATTGTTCCTGTAGGAATAATTTTAGTGAATGCATTTGCAGTAGCACCAGTTGTGTGTGCAGTTGAAAGAGTTAGTGATGTGTTATTTGCAATTGATGCAATCTGTCTAGTTAAGGTATTTGCTTTAATTAAATCACCGACATTCAATTGTGTAGTGAATGCTGTTCCACTTCCAGTAACGATAGTATTGGCGGCTACAATAGTAAGAGTACCAGTCAACGCAGATGTTTCTACGTTTGCGCCAGCATTGTTAACAACAACCATATAGAAATCATTTTTCTGGGTTGCATTTAATGTATCTGTACCAACAAATGTTTCGCTAACAACGTCAGTTGCAATAGTAGCAACACCAGCCGTGAATGAAACAGTAAATTTCTTTTTAAATCTAAAAGCAGTTTCAACGTTTTCTGAATCATCACGCACAGTTTTAATTGCATCATATGGCAATGGAAAAATCATTGTGCCAAATGATGTTTCTTGTAAGACAGCGCCAGCGGATGTTGTGACAACATCAGCAAACCGTTTTGGTGTTGCAGAATCAAAAACGGAACGAACATCTTTAAAGTTATTTCCTGCACCCATCACAATATCATACAAGTACAAATAGTATCTTGCATCAGCAGTGCCTTTAGCACCACTCACATATTCAATAGAACGAACTCGTGCAGTACCAATTGCACTTCCTGATACAGTTGCAGTTGAATGCACTAAGTTTGTAATAACTTGTTGTGCTGTATTATGTAGATCAACAGTAGTTGATTCCATAATGTCCCATGCACCAACAACTTCTTTGACTTCAATATATTGTCCGTAATTGATTTGTGTCTTAGTTTGTTCTACGTATTGAGTGCTAAGACCCTTTTCAATTTCAATTGGAGTTTTTGTAATAATCTGATTTCTATAACCAGATACATAAGATGTAAACGGATCAACTTCAACTAAAAGTAAATCTGTATTGCCGCCTTCAGCAGAAGTATATCTGCCATCATTGTCGCCATTTATTAAATGTTCACGAACAACAACAATTGGATCAGACAGAGTATAATTGCCAGATTCTTCTTGTGTGCGTTTTGCAAGAACTTCTTCTAATTTATTTTCTACAGTAATTGATTTTCTTTTTCTTGCAATACCATCTTCAATTTCTGCAATTGTAATAAATTCATTTTCGTCTGTAGTTTCAGTTAATGCAATTTTTGTTAGAGTTGTATCAATTTTTAATCTATCTGCACCAGGCGCTTGAAAGTTTGGTGTGCCTTGTGCATTGTCAACAAGACTTTGATCTTCAATGTAATCAACAAAAGATTTGTTTGGAACTAATCCAACTTTATAAGAAGGTTCGTTTGTGTACTTATCAAGAATAATTGTTTGTGTAGAATGCTTAACAAAATGATCTGCAACATATACAACACCTTCAGAGACGGTGATTTTAGATCCGTAGTCGTACACTTGTTCTGTAGCAAGACCCTCATCAACAACATTTCGTACTGCATTTGTTAATGCACTAGCCGCATATACTCTACCTGTTGTATTTGCTGTGAAAATAGTTTCTGAGTTTGCAAATGAAGTATTTGCCCTTTGATCCGAAACAACTGTTATGTTAAGTACTTGATTTACACCAGTGCTTAATATCGTGTTTGCTGTTGTTACGGTTAATGTTCCAGTTGTGTTTGAAACAAAGATTTTATTTATACCAGTAATCGGATCTGTGTAATATGCTTCAATTGTTGCAGTATTACCTGTTGAGAATGTAATTGTATTTCCTGATACAAGTGTAGACGGTGCAGTATTTACTGTAAGAACTTGCGCTCCGTTTGTTGCATAACTAATGAACAATGTTTTAGGATCATCTCCGTCAATATCAGTAACTATTCCACAGTATGCTTTGATACCACTGTTTGCACCATAGACAATTTTACTTAATAAATTTGCAACTGCAACTTCACTACCATTGTAGTTTGTTTGAAGTTTTACGAAATTTAAATTTAAATCTAAATTTTGTTCACACCCGTCAACTAATGCGCCTTGCTTGAAAAAATATTCAGCAAAGCGTCTAGTTTGCACTTGTTGAAGAGTTTGTGCTTGTGTAAGTTCTCTAGCCTGAACAGCACGTCCAGGACGATAGAGAACCCTTACAAACTTCTTATCTTCATCATAATCATCAAAGTATGGACTGGTGTTTAATTCCACTCCACCAGGATTTGTATTTGCCATTTATTTTTCAAGCCTATTTTTTTAACTTAGAACTGAATAATCAGTTTAACGTCTTCAATTTGGTCATCCGATCTTGCGATTGGCACACGATTTTCAACATAGATAATGTCGCCGCTGTATGGTTTTAAACCTGGAGTTGTAATAACTGCAATTGTTCCTGTTGCACCAGATGTGCCACCAGTTACGCTTGCTGAGTTAGCAAATGGCAGATTCAATGGTAATGTTGTGAATATGCTTGGTGTTGTAAATTCAATGAGAGATGCTGTGTTTGATCCACTAGTGATAGTTTCATCTACTGTGAATGTGCCAGAGATGCTAGACAATTGATATTTAAATGATTGTCTAAAAGAAGAAGCAACCGCTCTTGTGCTTGTACCATACAAATATGGATCACGAACAATACCAACTTGACGGAATTCATTAGCTGTAGAGAACGTATTAGATTCATTACCATCTAAACGAACGTTCAACATGATGAATTTACCACCAAGCTCTTCAACTGCGTCAGAACCATGCCCACCTTGTGGTGAAATGATTGCTGTTGCTGTTGCTGCACCCGATGCAAATGCAACTGTTGCTCTTGTATATCCTGTACCAGCCGCAGTAATTGTAACTGATGTGACAACGTTAGCGGTAATTGTAGAGTTAGCTGTGGCGCCAGTACCATCGCCAGTAATCGTAACTGCTGGCGCAGTAGCATATCCAGTACCACCTGCTGTTACTTTAACAACGTGAATACCACCATCAACTGCAGCCGTTTGAACGTCCCATTGATCTTCGCCACCGTCAGAAGTTAATGTCTGAACTGGAATATAATCGTTAGTCAAGAATTTCAGCGCTTTAGCCGTTGTAACAGTATACATAAATTTCCAAATGTATCCGTCTGCGGTTGTAAATGGTGATGTGCTTACGCCTGTTGGCTTTGTTGTTGATGCAGCAGCACTGACATTAAACAAACATTTATATACGTTATATTCTTCAGTCATAACGTAGAAGTCGTCCTCTAACAAATCAGTATCTTGATCGTCATATTGGTCATAAACTGTACCTGAAGTCCAGTTGTAACGTTCAATTGCGTGTGTTACGTCCGAGGTAGTAATTCGTTTTGCTGCATACATATCACGCCATGGCGTGTATTCAATGTTAGCTGTTGAATTTACTGGTGTTGGAGGACTATTGTCATTTGGAAATGTTGTGTTTTTGCCAATAAACAAATACATGATAGTATTTGATGCTTCAGAAAATGCTTCGGCAAATTGCTGTGCATTGTGTACTCTAAATTTGCTTGTTACAAGTGAAGCCATGTGTTTGTCCTTTACTGTGGGAGTAATATTTCATTTACTTATTTATACAATGATTTGTTGATTTTATGGTCCAGCTATGATTTTATATGCAGGAACATTGGTATACGCACTTGATGGAGGAACATAAATATCCATTTCAGTATTACTAAAGAGAACACTCACTTTTCCGAACTCATTATTTGCCAAAAATAGGTCATTTACAGCAAAATCCAATAAAAGATTGGTGCCTATTCCAGTGACACGATTTGGACTAGACAAAAACGTAGCCGATTGAAGCGCCGCTATTTGAACATTTGCATAGACCGATATTTGTGTAGAAGAATAAGTAGATAAAGAGTTTGAAAAGCTAATTGTTCCTTGAATTAATTTCCAAACAGGAAGATATGTTTCAGTTTGAATAACATTATTAGCATTTAAATCTAATTCAATATTTGTAGATGATGTAACAAATAAATTGGATAAATTTGCACCAGTATCTTCAACAATTACAACATATTCTTTATTGTCAATATTAACTTCAGTTAACATTGTATTTTGAGTTTCAACTTCTAAAAATATGTTATCATTTTCAATAGCAGTATTGGCGGCACCTAAATCAAATGTCCGAGTCACTTCACTTGCAGAATTCACAATTGAACTCTGAACATCCAGAATACTCAGTATATACAATATATATTCATTGATATTTTCAATTGTAGTTATTGTGCTGCTCATCACCATCGTCAAATTAATTTCAGCAAACAATAAAATTTCACCAAAAGGTTGCAACCCAGCAGGATGAATAATGGCTTTTAATGTATCAGAATATGTTTGAAATGCTAATCCACTCTTAATAACGTAAGAGTAGTCTTGATAGTAATAAGAGTCTTGAATAATTTTGAAACTAACTTTACCATCATCATCTAGAAAAACACCTTCTTTGATTCCAAGACCTGTAATGACAGAAACAAGATTTGCGTTTCCGTCACCAACGGCAGATGCAGATACGTTGGCTGCACTATAGTTGATGCCGAAATTTGTAATTTGAACAGCACGAATAGAACCTATGCCTGTAATATTATTTGAAGTGTCTACACTAACATTTGCACTCTTACCTTGAATGTTTGTTGCAATTAAATTTGCACTAGAACCAGTTGTTGTAGATATAGTAATTGAAGGTAGATTCGCTGAAACATATCCAGTGCCAAAATTTGTTAGTTCAATACGTTTGATTGGTCCTGTTACTAACCAGTCTTCATTTTTGATAATGTCATAATAGCTACCATCGGCTATCATTTGAAAACCATCTTCAAACAAAAGATCAAATGATGTGCTTTCTACAACTGAAGAAATTTGGCCAGCTGCGGCCGTGCCGGCACCACCAGTAAAGATTAATGTATTTCCAACGCCATAATTAGAACCAGCATTGACAATTGTAATTAGATTGTTGGACAATAATCCTAAAGAAGAAATTGTCGTATCTTGTAATGTGATAGTTGGTTTTTTGAAATATCCTTCACCTCTATTGATAATAGACAATTTAGAAATTTCACCAACAGTATATGTATTTGCACCAGAAGTTACTATATATGTGTTTGCGAGTTCAGAAACTTCAAAAAGAAAACCAGTGCCACCAGTTCCGGTGTTGTTAATTATTGCTTCAGTATTTAATTGATAACCATGTCCAATTGTATTTACTGTTAATGCACTAATTGGTGATTCTTTAATTGATGAAACTATAGCTTGTGCGTCTGAACCATCACCAGTAATTGTAATAATATCGCCGGCTTCATATCCAGAACCACCATCAACAATTGTAATACTTGACACAATACCAAAAATTGTTGTAGATAAATCTTCGTCATCAATGTCAACTATATCTTCACCGGCAGTAAATGTGCCGCTGACAAGTTTAAGTGTCATTTCAGCAATTTCTACTGCACCAACAAAGAATTTTTTAATGTCAATTACGTTTGCAAGAACACCAGAAGTTTCGCCACGAATAGTTTTATTTAAAAATAAGAATATATCTCTAGCGTCGGCTGATACTGCAATTGTTCTAATAATCTGAGTCTTTTCAAAATTACCATCCGACACCCGAAGAATGTCAGTTCCTGGATAATAAAATTCAATTTCTTCATCGTATAATAATTTAAACAAAAAGCGATAAGATTGTTCATTACTTTTAGATTCAAAAAAATCTTTGAAGTATTGTGCAACTAATCTTTTATCTCCATAATATGTTATTGGAATACTAGGATACAATTCTTCTTTAAGATAATCAACATATTTGTCAATAGATGTTTCAAGCGTTTTATAATTTAATAAATTGCCAGAGGCACGTCCAACATTATCTTTGATTGTGCTAAGAGTTGCAGTCGCAATTGATGTTTGCCCATTGATGATTTCGCTATAATTAAATATCGTTCTTGATACTAATTGAACTATAATAGAATTTGTTTTAACTTCTACAATTGTAGCTGATGCACCAGAAGACGCACCAACAACAGTTTCACCTATTACAAAAGTTCCAGTTTTACTTGTTAGTGTTAATGTTGTAGATTGCATCCATTCATAATATGCTTTTATAAACAGTAAAAATCTTTCCGTATCAACGGAAGAATTTTCACCTATAAATGAGCCCACATTTAATGAAGGCTTGAAAAATGCATCACTCATTTTTTTATCTGCTTACTAAACTAATTGTTTTATCATCAACCATTGTGACTGTAATGTCTGCATCTCTAATTGCAATAATCTGACCTCTTAATGGAAGAATGTCTTTATCTTGAGGTGTCGCAGTTATTTTTAATGTTGTGCCGCCATCATTGAACGCAGTTGGCGCAAAACTTGTTAGGATAATTTTGCCTGTGATGTAGTTAATTGTTCCAGCATTAATAGATACTGCAATATTTTCAATACCCAATTCTCTGTAGATACGAATTATGCCATTATTATCTTCTAAAAAACAATTTGAGAATCCACCCAAAGTAAATGCATTGGATGTTATTTTATTACCAACACCAAATGGGTGAGTTGTTGGTCTGCCATTTGTTGCATCGTCAATTGCATTTGAGAAATTGATATCATATCGTGTACCCACACCCAACTGAACGTCACTTTCTTTTCGCATTTGTGCTGTAGTCAGGCTACTTAATATTGATCTTTCGGAAACGTCAATCAGCCTAGATAATTTAGAATATCTAAAATATTTTGAAAACTGATTGATTTCATCTGTATTGTATGTTTCAATTGTGGTAATTACCAGTTGTTTAATTTCATCAGAAGTTGATATTGTTGCATCAGATTGATATTTCACAGTCGTATCAATAACAATGAATATGTATTCAGGATCAACAATTTCTGTAGATATAGTTAAAACTTTTTTAGGTTTAATTACTGAATTAATTAGATTGAGTTTTTCTGTTGCAGTTAGCACATCACCAGTTATTGGTTTAATTGCGATAAACACTTTTCCAAATGTTGGTGGATCATTATCTTCACCACCCCACACAACACAAGAATCTACTGTTGCTTGCTGTAACATTAACGTTTTGTAATCATCGGCTGTCACTACACGGTTCTGTGCTTCATATGATTTTGGTGCGTTAAATTTAATTTTACTAGTTGTTTCTCTGTCTGCACCACCAGCTGCTGGATCAGATGCAACAAAGGCAATTGTTGTCACGCCAGCAATAGCATCTGCATATGTTAATGTCTGAATGTCATTTGCTAATATGCCGTTAGAAACAAGATATTCAAGTATAACAATATTGCCGGCATCTAATGCAACACCAAAAACACCATCACCAAACTTAATTTCAAATTGTCCGTCTTCAACTTCTTCAATGTAATAAACTCTAGTTGTAGATGTAACTTCAACTAAATTAGTAACTTTTGAAAATGTTCTTGTTGTGCTGTCAACTGAAGAATTCAAAACACTAACAGTCAGTGTTAATGTGTCAATATTTTTATTTGGAATCAAAAATCTTTGATCTGCATCATTTAAATTCACTGTATATCTTCTATTGATATAACGTCCTTCTTTCAAAGACATTGCGCTACTATAAACACCACTTGCTGATGCTATAATAACCGAACTTGTATTCAAGAAGTTGTATGTTGTTCCGTCTACTGTCCCTGTGAAAGATGTATATGCAGGAATAGTTATACTTACCGGAGAACTGGTAAGTGTCAACGTTGCAGTTCCACTGATAGATGCAGATGTGACTGAACGTGGTGTATAGTTTAAAGACTTTGCTAAGTTAACAATTGAATTTCTTTTTTGTGCTGTCGGCAAGAATGCTTCAGCGGCTACCATGTTTAGGTAGAATGAATTATAGTATGTGTTATAAGCTAATAGATCAAGCAAAACATTAAGTCCAGAACCTTCAAAGTTATAATCTCTGAATTGATCTTGTGCTTGCAAATAAGATTTAAAATTGGTTTTAATTCCTTGAAAATCTAATGCATCTATTTTTAAATTATTGTCCGATGCCATTATGCTGTCCTTTTGACTGTTGTTTGTAGTCCTGAAATACCAGTTGCATTTTTAATGGAATATTCCAACTTGATATCAAATCCGTCATCCGAGTAGTCTACTTTTATGTCTTTTAAAGTTATACGCTTTTCATATTTCTCGATATCAATTTTAAGACTGTTTCTAAGTTCATATAATGTAAATGCGCCATTTCTAGAAAACAAATAATTTTTAACACTACTACCGTAATCAGGCATAAATGGTCGTGTGCCTTTTTGTGTATTAATTAAATTAGATAAAGACCTTCTAATTGCAACTTCATTTGTAATGGGACGAACGTCACCTGTCACAGGATGAGGTGTGAAATCTAAAGGTAAATCTTTATAGAAGATGATATCGGCCATTTTTTTCTTTTATTTATGTATGTTATTCTGCCGTTTTGGCATCTTGAATTTCTTTTCTTCGTTCTTTTGCAGCTTTAGTAAACTCTGCTAATGCTTTTCTTGCTCTAGTACCAGCTGCTTTGTTTCCTTTTTCGTCAAACTTTGCGCTTTCTGCAAGATATGATTCAAATAAATTTACTAAGTTTTCGTGATTCGTCATTATTATTTCCTTATAAAGTGTTGACATTTGCTTGACAGTATGCTATATTACTGTGTAGACTGTGATTTTAGATATCTGTTATGACTGTGATTGCTGTATTGGGCACTAATGCAGTTGTCGGATTATTCAATCTGTCTTCAATTGTTGATATTCTTAAAACAGTTGTCGGATCATTCAATATGTCTTCAATTGTTGATATTCTTAAAAGCAATGCATTAAGTGTAGTGGTATTTGCACTATCAGAAAAGATTAAATTTTCTGCTCCGTTGATAGTAATAGTTTTATCTGAAGTAATTGTACTATGATTGTTTGCAACAATACTTATACTATTTGAAGAAAAGATTAAATTTTCTGCTCCGTTGATAGTAATAGTTTTATCTGAAGTAATTGTACTATGATTGTTTGCAACAATATTTATACCGCCCGAAGATCCGAGTTTAATGCTTGAACCGTTTGTGTCCCATAAAATATCACTTTTATTAGATACGTTTGCAAAATTTCTAGTTAAACTTGGTGCAGTACCAAAATACTCTACTGCTGCTTGTGGAATTGCAGGAAGATATCCTAAAATTGCAGGCTCTTGTGCAGATAGCGCATCTAAGAAGAAACCAAAAACCCATTCACCAACTCTGGGTGTTCCGTAGAGATTTGGTGTATTTAAAGGATGAATTGATAGAGCAAATGGCAAGTCTTCGGTCGGAACTAGATTAGTTGACTTTGCAGGATGATATCCAAAGCATCGCACTTTGCATCTACCAAGTGTTAGAGGATCGTCTATATCTTCAACAACTCCAATCCACCAAACAAATCCATCTTGTCCAATAAAATTTCTCATCAATTATCCCATGTTCTTGAAGTACTGAATTTCTTTTTCTTGTTGAGCAATCCATTCATCTGATGGCTTACCTTCACCTTTGTAATAGCGCAATGGTCTACCAGTTTTCTTAGAAACTAACGCCCACTTGCCATCTACTTGCTTAAGTGTCTCAATCAATTCTGGACCAAAAACTTCTTCTTCCCATTCTTCTCGCGAAAGATTAATGCCCTTTATTAATTCTTTAAACTTTTTCATAACTTGTCTAACTCTGATGTGTCTACTGCGCCTGGAGGAACATTATCCCTAATCCAAGTCAGCAATTGTATTTTCACATCAAATTCTTTCTTAGCAGGTTTTCCTGGTTCTTTAATCACCAAATACTTAAAGTCTTTGACAACAGGATTATCTTTCTTGTCTCTGTATGGTTTATTTGTTTTTGGGTCAAGAATAAAAATTGTATTCTCTGGATTATTTAGAATGACATAAACACCGCCTTGAACTTCTGGTGGCATAGATTTAGACACTAAGTTATATACCGTCTGTGCAGCACCCACATGAGTCGCAAACAAAATATCTTCTGGCACAACTCTAGACCGAGTTTTGTTATTCTTTATTGCAATTTGGTAATTTGTGAGAACCCAAGATACATGAATATTTTTTGCTTCATACCCCGCAGCAAACAGTTTCGGCAAAACATCTGTCATGTCTGTGACTTCTTTGAATGTGCTATCAAAGATAAGATTTGGCAATTGACCCTTTTCAGCGCCAGTAAGCATTAAATCTAATGTCTTGTTTTTTACGTCAGTTGCACGAATAAGAATGTGTAAAATATAAACATGACTTGGCGTTTTCAAATCTAATTGATTCATCTTTAAATTCTTGTCAAGCAATTCTCTTTGAATAAGTTCTTTGTCTTTTTCAGAAATCTTGTCGCCATATTTGTTTAACAAATCTTGTGTCGTGAATTTGCCAAGCGCATCTAACTTTTGAAATGCAATCTTCAATTCATCAACGTCACGCACTTTAAACTCAGACCCTTGCATAAAGTGTTTAATTGCAAATCCTTTACCCGAACCCGCACCGCCAGCAAGAAACACAATCTGTCCATACTTTGCGCCATTGTTATATAGAATTTGTTTCTCTATAAGCTGAAATGCTTTGTAGTCTTTTAAATCTACATATTCTGAAAATTTTAGTTTCATCATGGTATTAGGCCTTTTCTCCAGTAATTATCAACTATTGCTGTTGATGCTGTGTTATTTCTATGTCTTCTGTTTGGTAAAAATGATTCAATTTGAGCTGATCCAAGTCCAGTATTAAAATCATAAGGCACAGATCCTCTAGTTAATTCCAATGATTTTGTATATGCGCCCAATGAAATTTTATGAACTACTGACACAACAAAGTATTTACCAGAATAAATTTTATCGTTGGGTGGACTTGGATTTAATGGATCTGCCAACTTTTCAAAAGAACTGGGAATCGTAAAATTCACAATGTGTCCAACACCAATATTATTTTTACCACCCTCAATCTCAAGGCCAATTTGAAATAGATTTTTGCTCAAATGCCCGTAGATATTATTTGCAAGCCATGCATCTCTGTTTACTGAATCATTTAAAGACGATACAATTAATTTTCTTCCTGGAGTTTCTCCAGCAATATCATCATATCTAGAAAAAATATTAAAATTATCAATCGTTTTAAATGAGTAAAAATCTGTGCTTTCATTTTCACCATTTGCATACGACAATTTCTTCATTGCATGTGTTCTTGATATTGGATCAATTGACGTAATCGTTGTGTTGTAAAGTCCCAATAACATTGCGTTTAAATGATTAAAATTTTCTCTTCTTTCATACTTAAGAGTTCTTATTGTTGAATCTTCTTGGTTTGCTTGTAGTTTTTCAGAAAATTTAATATTGTACACACCAAATTGTATTGAATCTGCAATTAATTTGTTTAGGCTACCAAAATAATATGAAGAAGTAAAAGGTTCATCTGTTTCTGTGTTTGTTGCGAATACTGGATTTAATCTTTCAAAGAATACATAAAAGTCCCCTTTCGCACATGCTCTATGTGTCATGGCTTCAATTGCTTTATGTGGCATGAGTCCTGTAGATATAAATGGTTTTTCTAAAGTGATTCTAGGATCTTCTAAAACTAAATCGTTTTGACCGCCCATCTCAGAAAACATAGATGACACTGCATCACCAATCGACATATTCTTATAGCTTTTAAATAAACATTTTTTAGTTGAATTGACAAAAGTTCTTGATACAAACTGTAATTGATATATGCTACTCAGAGTAGTTTGATCTACTACGCTTTCGCTAATTTTGTGTAATATTAAATCTTTTCTCCAAATAATTACATCATCACTTTTTGGTTTTGCAATTTTAACACCAATAGTTTCACCACCACGTAATGCAAACTTTTCTAAACCACCACCAGTATCGTCAATAGTAATGACACCTTCAATTGACGCTGAGAACATATCTTCAATAATTTCAATGTCTCTAAATGCACCTTTTAAATCTACCTTTTCGCCATACGCAGTAATTAAGAAAATTTCTTTAACATCAACATCAGATCCAACTCCAGCACGAGTTACTGGATCTTGAGTTATTTCTATCTTTGATTTTTCCGATAAGTTAGGAGAAAATCTAGTGAATGCTGGAAAATTTGCGTTTGTGGCTACCATTACAATACTGGCCTTTTTGAAATTGTATTTAAGTCTGATGTTATTGCAGTAATCAAACTTCCCTTAACAACTTTTATTTTTGATTTGTTAGAATTTACTCGCAACTCGTATTCATATTGTGTTTCTGACCTTCTTGCATCTAAAGCAAGATTGGTATATGTTGTTTCGTCAATAATATCAAGACTTGAATTGTAGTAATATTTTACGGTAGACAGAGCTGATGCTATACTTCCGTATTTTTCAATTATGAAAGTATCTAAATCAAAAGAGTTTTTTGGCCAGTCATCATATACACTATACATGTCGTTTGCAATCAATATGATCCAATCATAATTTGGATTACCATAAAGTTTATTTGAAACAATGTCAGGGCGATCACCGTTTTTTACAATGTACGGCGTAAATAATATACCTCTGTAGCTTTTCAAATAATCTTTTATTTTTATAGCCGATGTTATATCAATCGCTCTTAACGAATCATATTCATCAATTTTATAATTTATTTTTGGAAAGTATGTGTATATTGACATGATTAGAAAATTGTTCTGCCTGCTGTTTGGTGTTCTGCTGATGCATATGCTGCTGTAATCAACACGCTTTCTTTTAGCGCAATTGTCATATTAACTTCAGATGGAAAATAATCACCGGCAGTGGCTGATTCTGGACTTGAAAGAAATACCATTTTGTTTTGTGCGCCATAATCTAAACCAACATTCTCAATCATACAATAGTCAGACTGAAATAACATGGTTATAGTGTCAGTATATCCTGAGCTATTGCCAGAGCCTTTTTTATATAAGATAAATTCTAACTGAACCATATCTGGATATCCAAATGTTAAAGGTGCATCAGATTTTGTAACGATCTCATTTCCAGTGTCATTATTAAATGAATCTAATGCCATCTCAGTTAGTCTTATTTTTTGCTCTTCTTCTGACAATGTTTTTAATTCATTTGCGATTCTTTCAGCTTCATCTGCTGAACCAGCAGAGCCTTCCAATATTGCCTCTTGGTCACTCTTTAACGTATCACCAAGATGTGATCTCGGAGATGATGCTACACGAAACGTATGAATAATGTTACGCATTATTTTTGCTTCTTCATAGCTTGTTGGTTTCATATTAAATGGTAATTGAAATGCTCTATATCTAGGGCCTTGATATATCAATTGTTGAAAACTGTTAAATAATTTTCTAGTCAAAAATTCTATTTGAGGTTTTCCAGATTGGCCAGCACTAGCAATATATCCAACACCAGCACCAAGAGCATTTGCTAAGCCCTTTTGTATTGCTTCTAAAGCACTGCCTTTAACTTTACCTAGTAATGCTGAAAACTCTCCTAGTCCCTCTACGCCAACTGTTGATCCTGGCGTAACACTTCCAAATATACCCGACGTTTCTTGATATCCATTACTCAATTGTGTATTAAATGTGCCACCAAGTCGTATATAAATACTTGGTGCATTTGATTCTGCGCCTGTTGCATCAAAGAATTTAAATCTGGCCATAGGAATGACATATTCTGAATGTGCGTAGTCACTACCAAATATCAGTTCAGTGGCTTTATCGGGATACGTGGGAGTATCACGTATTATTGTAAAGGGTGTTCTTATTTCTGACATTCATCTTCCTTATATTAATCCTTATTCTATTTATGTCATACAAAGGTAAATTTAAACCTAAAAACTATCAAAAGTACAAAGGTAACCCAACAAATATTACGTATCGTAGTTTGTTGGAACGTAGATTCATGGTATACTGTGATGAAACTTCATCCATACTTGAATGGTCTTCTGAAGAAGTTGTCGTGCCGTATGTGTCTCCTGTTGACAATAGATATCACAGATACTTTGTTGATTTCTGGATGAAATACAAAGACAGAAACGGAGAAATAAAATCTGTATTGATTGAAGTCAAGCCAGACATACAGACGCGCCCTCCAGTTAGAAAAAACACACCCAATGGTAAACCAACTAGAAGATTTATCAATGAAGTAATGACATGGGGTGTCAATCAAGCAAAGTGGGAAGCAGCAACAAAGTACTCAACTGAAAGAAACTGGGAATTTAAAATCATAACTGATAAAGATTTGAGATAAATAGAAGTATGATATTTGATAACATACTCATTCAAGGCGCTAGACAAGGCATCATTCCTGCAAGAACAGTTGCAGCCAGGGAATGGTACAGGTCGGCTGCAGGCAAATTAATGTCAAACATAACTCCTGGTGTCTTTGAGAAAAGAACAGATGAAGCAAGAAAAGTTTCGTCAATGGAATTTGGATATATGTATGCATTCAAATATGATCCAAAAACAAAAAATGATTTGCCGTATTACGACACATTTCCGTTAGTTTTTCCCGTAAGAATGGACTCTGATGGGTTCTTAGGGATCAACTTTCATTACTTGCCGCCAGTTCTACGTGCTAAATTAATGAATGCATTGTATTCTACGTTGACAAACAAAAAATATGATGACACAACAAAAGTCAAAATTTCATACTCTATTCTACAATCTGCATCTAAGTATAGATACTTTAAACCAATGCTAAAGAAATATTTAAGAAGTCGTGTACGTTCTCAATTCTTAGAAGTGCAAGTGAACGAATGGGACATTGCTATCTTTCTACCAACAGAGTCTTTCAGAAAAGCAG